CTCTTAACCGAAGTCAAGAACCCAGCTTTGGTTTTATGAAAAAACTTACAGAACTCATAGTGCTGCCGTCCGTGGACTTCAACGCCAAGCTGTAAGTTGGGAATAAAAAAGTCTAGAAATAAAGTAGACTTCTTAGCTGGATCTCTTGACCCCGGCAATTTAACCTCTTCAAGTATACTGTAGCCAGAGAACATTTCGTGTAGTAATTCTCTAGCCGCCATATGATACTTCGATTTAACAGTCTTGTCATCTTTTTTTACAATGTATTTCTTTAAATCTAAATTATACTCACGACCATTTAAACCGAGAACTTTCATAGCACATTTCTTATTTCTTCGTATAAAAATTGTTGGATCTCCATGTTTTCTTCTATGAAGTCACCAAGTTTTGACATACCTTGGAACTTAAAGAATTTTTCTACTGCTTCTGCGTCATCTGCGTCCACATCGTTTTTCTTCAGTAGTGCTTGAATGGCTGGATCTTTTTGGTTATCTATAGCTGTAGTTATCGTGTACCACGCGCCAGCTTGTTTAATAAAAGTCAATTCATTTGCGATTTCACAAAGCTCTCTAACTTCATCAATACCAGTCCCATACCTAATATAAGACACAGCGTTAGAGTTTGGTCTACCACCAGCAGCAGATGTTTTGACTACCCAGTTGGCTACCTGTCCGACATCATTACCCGAAGCGTCAGTTTCTTCCCACTTACCTCTATGGGTAATAACCATATTTGTACCAGCTTGATACTGAAGCATATTACCACAGTCAGCAAGTTTAGCGGGAGACCATCTTGATCCACCAGTATTAGCAATATTATGAGTGATAAAGATTAAAATAGCTTTGGTTCTAGCCACATCGTTACTTATACGTTTAAAGAACATAGATAGAAGCCTTGGGAGTTGCGCCCTAACGCCACCTCTAACATCGCCGTCAAGCTCATCCTGTGGGACCATATTAGACACAGAGTCAATGATCGCCACAAAGTCTGGCGTATTCTTGACATATGTCTCAATAGCATTTAGGAATGTCTCGGCGGATACAACTGGCTGGCTGTCTGTTGCTTGAATGACTTTAATCTTACTAGCATCAAGACCTTTAATACCTGTAAAGTTCTCTTTGGTAAGTCTACCCTCGGTATTAAAATAGAATACATTTTTACCTGCGGCTTGAGCTTTTGCCGCAAAATAAAGTGATGTAGTTGTCTTGCCAGTTTTAGGGTCGCCAGTCATCACGACAACACTACCTTCTCTAAGACCACCGCCAGTCGCCAAATCTAGCGCTGGTGAAATACCAATAGTCTTAAAGTTTTGTAGGTCAGCAAGAACTTTTGTGCCTTGTTCTACAATGTCGCCATACTTTCCAATGATTTGATTGCTTACAATATCATCGTCAAACTTAGCTTTCGCTTTCTTTTTTGCCATCTAATCCTCTCAACTTATTTAATTTAGATTTTTTACCGTATGTCTTTTTTCTTGTTTTAGCTTCTTCTTTTACATCTAGCTCTTGCTTCTTGTCTTCATTATCTTTAATTAATTTAAGTTGTCTGTTTATTTCTGGCACAACTCTTTTGTTTTTCAAGGAAAACACTTTAGACAGATACGGAGAATTGATTGCTTTAACGACAGCCAACTCTCCATATTTTTTAATAAGAGTATTTGCAGTAAACAATTGCTGCTTAAAAGTCCAGTCCCAAGGTTTCTTGTTCCAGAACTTATACCCTAGTTTACCTTCATTCTTGTGTTCTGCAAGTCTTAAACACATTAATTCTGCAAGATAAGAAGCGCATGTACAGTAATCACCAGTTGATTGGTGCTTGTACTTACTTTTTTCAGTTCTTTTTCGCTTTGTCATAGATGATGGATTCTTCAAAACAACCTGACTCATAATCTTCAAACTCTCTTTCAACAATTAGTTCTGGTATTAGCCATAGTGTTTTATGTACAATACCGTTTTTTATTTTGCCAATAGTATATGTATTCTTACTTTCTGCGCCAAGCATACCAACAACAGACTTGGCAAAGTATATACCGTCAATACCTCTTATGTCAATTGTTTCTCTATGAGATTTAAACTGAATAGATAACTTACTTAGAAAAACATTATTATTATCACAGTATCTTTTTAACTCATGCCATCGGTCAGTGTTATCAATGAAATATTCACTGCCGTCTTTCAGGGTTACAATAAGCCATGTAGCCCTGACGTTTGTTCTAAATACCTGTGACCACTTTTCTTTGTTGGTTATTTGATGTTCGTCGTGCATCTTACACTCGGCTTTCGTTCCCTGTTTTGTCTCCTGATTTCATCGCCAAGTTCTGATGCCGCTTGAGTCATTACTGTAGACCCTCTGTGAGAGGCAAAGAGGTTTGGTTTTTCCTCTTCTTGTTTATGTATTCTTTTTTCCTTTGCTTTTGCAACGTGCTTTTCTACAGTAGCTTTTGGCCTATTCAGTTTCTTAGCAAGCTCTTCTACCGTAAGCTCTTGGTGTTTGTTTTCAATATAGAACTTTTCCACATCTCCTAAAGGTCCAGTCTTAGCCATTCTGATAACTCCTGTTGGTTCTAGTTAAGTAAATAGAATTGTTTGTTTGTAAATATGTGACATAAAAATCAAATGTTTTCTTAGCCACTCTTGTCATCTTAGTTTCTAAATATGCTTGTCTTTTTTGATATCTACCCATTGGGTCTAGTGGTGAATTTTGATAAGTGACAATGTAGTGCGTTTCCCTGTTGTTCTCAACCAACACTTGCGCATAAACTTTGTCTCTATCGTTTGCTATCACCTTGCCATTTTTATTGATATAGATATGTTCTTTTTTAGGTTTAACATCATCAATCTGCGGTACATCGTTAATAAAGTCCATCAATCTCCCTCCATAATATATTTAGCCTTTTGTTTTTCGTTCATCTTGTTTATGTCTTTCATAGATTTACTACCTTGCTTTTGATACCAAGGTTTTTCAGGAGTTGGGTTAGCTTCTCGTTTCATAGCTTCCATCTCGTTGATTTGATTTTTATTAAGACGTGTGTTCCTGTCTGCAACGCTTCCTATTGTATTGCTACCCGCCATGAAACTGTGAAGCCCGCCTGTGACCACCCTGTAAAGAGAATCCTTGCCACAAGCTTCGCACCTCTTTAACTCTGGATCTGTAACCTTTTGGAACACATCACTAACTTCTGCTCCACAGTTTCTACATTCATAATCGTAAATAGGCATTAGTTCTCCAATGCGTTAAGTATTCTTCCTAATATACCATTTCTTTGTATATCACTATATCCCAAACGGCAAAGTCCTACGCCGTCAATGTCTTCTAGTTTATCAATTATTTCTTCAAGACCACTTTTTCTGTTAAGGTCGGTCTGTCTGATGTCACCATTGATAATAACCTTACTTCCTTGCCCCATACGGGTTATAAACATTTTTATTTGTTCCCAAGTGCAGTTCTGCGCTTCATCTAAGATCATATAAGAATTATGAAATGTAGATCCGCGCATGACTTCAAGTGGGGCGTACCTTATCTTCCCCTCATTATAATAGTGTCCATAGTACGCTCTTCCAAGGAAAAACTTAAAATTTTCTTGCATTGGTAGGAGATAGGGTGCAATCTTGTCGAGAAGTTCTCCAGGAAGCGACCCTATCTCCTTGCCAGTGCATACCAGCGGTCTAGTTACAATGACTTGTTCTATATCTCCACGGTGTAAATGTTCAGCAGCAATACCAGAAGCAATAAAAGATTTACCACAGCCAGACGGACCTGTGCAAAATACTACATCATTTTCTATAATAGCTCTTATGTAATCTTTTTGTTTTAACGTTTTTGCTTCTACTGTTTTTACTTTTTGTGGAGATGTGCTGTCTTTTCTGGTTTTTCTTTTCGTCATTAAGTAAACCTTGTGTTAGTGTTATTTGCCAGAACTACCAAACCCTCCTGTCCCTCTTTGGCTGTCGTCTAAATCATCCACCTCTACTAAATCAAATTCCTCTATTTTTTGAAATAATATTTGAGCTATCCTTTCACCTTTTTTAATCTTGTAGTGATCTAATTTTGTATTGAAAAGTATTACACCGATGTCACCCCTGTAGCCAGAGTCAATAACCCCAGCAAAAACATCTAGCCCATACTTGTGTGCAAGACCAGAGCGCGGCCATATAAGACCAACATAACCCTTTGGTATTGCCATAGATATGCCAGTTTTGACTAGTTTTTGATTGTGTGGACCAATCTCGCAATCTTCTAGAGCGTACAAGTCAAAACCAGCATCGCGGGCGTTTACTCTTGTTGGGATGGCGGCTGTAGGGTCTAATTTTTTAACTTTTAAAATCGGACCAACCCAAGGTTTTATGCCTTGAGGTAAAGAACTCGTTGTGTGAGTCTCGTCGTAGTAGGGAAACGGCGGAGACTTTGCTTTTGGTTTCATTGCCTCTAGCTGTTTTAGTCTCGCTTGTTCATCTGGATGAATTTCCATTTTTATTCCTTATTAAACTGTAAATAAAGCAAAGTTATGAGGTCCGATTATACCCCTCTTGGTGTATAGATATTTTACTTCTACTGATTTTAACGCTCTATTGAATATTCTTATATCGTCCATTAATCCGTAAGCACCGCCAGATAATGTGCTAATTGAATAAGAACCGCCAAAGTCATTTACCGTTGTGATACCTCTACTGTGAAATTCTTTGTCAACTAAATTGCCATTAACATAATGTCTAGATATAACACCGTCCCAAGAAAGAGCTATGTGATCCCATTGGTCGTATTGCCCCTGACCAAAGCCATTGTAAAAAGTGTTAGTACCATTAGAAAATTGTATTTGAGACTCCCATCTACCATTTCCGTAAGTATTAATCCAAGGACTTCTTTTACTGCTACCTCCTTTATTAAGGACATAGTTTGAAAAAGAAGCGCTGCTTTTATTGAACCAAAACGCATATGACACTTCAGTTATTAGATTCATAGAGGATATATATGAAAAAGTTATACCCTGATTCGTTCCATCAAATTGATATGCTCTAGATCCACCAAATTCAGTGTCAACAATGGTAGACACCCCGTTTACATATGTTCCATTGTTTCCGTTTCCAGAAAGATCGTCTGGAGAATCATCCAATGATGGGCATAGCCAAATAACCTCTCCTCCTAAACCAGTGAACGTTGGCATTTCAGTCTCCTTTAGAGGTCACATTTACCGCCAGCACAGGCGACTTGTTGAACGGGGTTTACGTTATTAGTTTCTTCGATAACTTGTGTGAAGTCTACGTCTTGGTATTCTCTGTTCATATCAACCCACTCTTTCCAATTATACACATCCTTCATACAATATGTCAACTTTTTTAGATCACCATTAAAGTATTTTCCAGCAAATTTTTCACATCGCTCTTTCCAAGCTTTCTTGCCGTTACCTTTTATTTTTTCTCCAACACCCATAAGG